GAGTTTGCCAGTGACGATGGAGTTCTTAGTTTCACAACACCTACGAGCTTTACAGTAGAGCGTGGAGAGGCTTATGATTTCTCAATCGGAGCATCAGCCATAGATACTAACAATGTTGCAATCACTCCATTCAACATTGACAATTCACAATACAACACAGGTCTTGCTCACGGAGCAACGTTCGACATTGTTTACAGCTTTACACATAACGGCACACCTTACACAAGAACGGTGAGCGGAGTTGTCGAGGACACAATCGCACCTGCCAAACCAACGATTGCATCAGCTACTTTCGATGCAGTGAACATCAACGACTTCACAGCAACAGGAAATGCCGAAGACGGATCAACAGTTGAAATTTTCTTTGATGGTGCCTCTCAAGGGACCGTTACTGCGACAGGAGGAACATGGACGTTTACCAAGACCTTCACATTCCTTCAAACATTTAACATCACGGCTCAAGCAACCGATGCGCAAAACAATATCAGCGAAGAATCAGATCCAACGAGCGTTGTTTATTCTCCTCCAACTCTTACTAGGCCAACTTTGGCGATTGATAATGCTCCTGCAAACACATGGTCAAACCAAACAAACCCAATTCAAATCTCAGGAACAACAGATGCAGGTTCAACTATTGTAATCAAATCTGGAAATCAAACTGTTACACCTCAAAGCGGACCTACATATGTGGGTGCCGATTGGTCAGCAACAATCAATGTTGCAGATGAATCAAACTCATCTCTTACAGTCGAGGCTTCTCAAGCTAACTCTAACAGCCCTTCTCCATCAATTACAAAAACTCTATTGATCGATCGTGTAGATCCAGTAATCAGCGGAACACCTTTGGGAGCTCTAACGATCTATCTTGGAAATATCGGAACAAACAATGACAACATTCCAACAGCAACAGACTTCTCTTCAGCAACTGTCACTTCTGATTGGTCGACTCAAGTTGATGCAACCGAAGGTGCAAAGACAGTTACTTACACTGCTACTGATGCTGCTAGCAACTCTGCAACCACAACAAGAACAGTGAACGTCTCAACCGAAGTCATTGTCCCAGAAGATTTAACAGTCGCAACAGGTGTTGGAACAGCAACGATTTCCGGAGTTGTTTCTGGAACTTATGCAGACAACCTTGTTGTTAAGATTTACGTCACAGATGGTAATGGACTCGAAACAGTTTACCAAGAAAGTGGCACAGATGTTGAGTTCCCCGTCAATTCTGGTGCGTTTAGTGCGCCTTTGACTTTGAGTGCAGATGATTACACATTCCATGCAACAACGGTCAACTCAGAAGATGAAGAATCAAGCCCAAGCCAAGAAACGAGTCAAGTAACCATTACTGCAGCACCAGACACAGTTATTCCGGTAATTACTCTATTAGGTAATGCATCGGAATCCTTTACTGAAGGCGGAAGTTATTCAGATGAGGGAGCCACTGCTTTAGATGGTGTTGATGGAGATATCACTTCCAATATAGTCACCACAATTGTAGATTCTTCTGACGTTACTGCTGTTTTGGATTCAACCACTGCGCCTGGGGTTTACACTATTAGGTATGACGTCAGCGATTCTTCCAATAATGATGCCGTTACGGTCACGAGAACAGTGGAGGTTTTAGCAGCCGCTAACTTCTTAGAAGACTTAAGCAGCATTACCCTACATGGTCTTGCAACTATCTCTTCAGGCATATTCTCTAGAAACAAAACCGGCACTGGTGGAGTACATGGTGCGAATTTCAATTTAGAAGATGAAAACATTGTTGCCTTTAATTCAGATGGTACTCGAGTTGATGAAGAACTTACTGTTTCTTTTTGGTTTAGACCTGATGAGGCGTGGGCCGATAATTGGTACTACATTGGTGGACACACACGAGGCACTGGTACTGAATTTAGACTGGCTGTTCGCGACAATGCTGGATTTCTTGAGTTTCGAAGCATCTTTTTTAGCGGAACTCAATACAAAAACTCCCCTAGCACCAGTGCATTGAATACGGGTGAGTGGTATCACCTTGCCGTAACATATTCTGCAAATGGTTCAAATCATGATTTAAAGATGTTTGTAAATGGAGAAAAGGTAGAAGAAGATTTGAACTTAACCGGTAATCTCATGAAGATGACGAATGCAACCAAAGATTTTGCACTCGGAGGATACACCTCTGGTGACAGCGTTGGTGGAAACTCTCTTAATCACTCTTCTGATTCATGGCAGATTGCTTCTGGGACAGCCTTGACAGAATCACAAGTTGCAGCCATTTATAATCAAAGCGATCGACTGATGACTATTGCAACCGCAGCAACGCTTCATTTCTCAGCAGACCTTGAAGAACAAGGAGTTCTAAGTGGAAATGCTTCCCTTGTTAACGGCGTTCTAGTCTCATCAGCAATAGGTGATTATACATCAATGTCAAACACCGCTGCTTTCAAAAGCAATGATTATCAAACCATTTCATTTTGGTTTAGATCGACTTACACTCCAGCCAACAGTGTTTGGATGAGATTCATTCACACTCACGTCATCGGCGGTGGGGTAAACGGTTTCTTCATTGAAATGAGGTCTCCAAGGCATATTCACTTCAAAGGAGCTTCTCAAGGTCTCCCAGGAAATAGCAATCCAGCAGCCATTTCCCCTTATGATTTGAATGATGGTGAGTGGCATCAAATCACACTTTCTTGGGAAGACTTGGGAATCGAGAAACTAAGAATCTGGGTCGATGGTGCTCCAATGACTGTCCTAGATGAGGCACTTGTCGGCTCTGGTAATGACAACAAAAATACATTGTACATTGGAGCTAAGCAATTTAATAGCCCAATGGAGATGGATAAAGTTGGAATCACTGAAGAGTTTATCGATGATGCAGAGGCATTGGCTAGATATAATTCTGAAGCACAGACACTAGCGCCATAACTGAACGTTTTTCAACAAACAGTGGAGTGTTGAAATAATCACTCCATCTTCCAACAAACAAACTATTTAATAACAAAAGGAACTCAAAACAATGGCTAAAATCGCAAGAACACCATTTAACGCTGCTCGATGGCTTACAAAGAACATCTCGGCTTCATCACAAATCTCAAGCAAGCTTACCGGCTATTGTTTATTTGTAACTGCTGATACTGCAGTTGTCGATCTTACAGTTAACTACGCCGATAAAGGATCTTACATGAAAATCATCTTAGCTGATGATTCATCTTATGATGTAAATTTAATTCTACCAGCAATGGAAGGTGTTGCAATCTACGATGATAGCGGAGTCGGCATTGTGTCCCTCGGAGATTCCGACGAAACAACACTGACACTGCCCACTGGTGCAACTGCTGGATCTTACATCGATTTGATTTGCGATGGAGACAAGTGGTATGTTCAAGCAATGACTCACGGCGTAACGTGGTTACAATCAGTTTAAAAAATTAGGAGAATAACATGGCTAGTAATAGAAAGAAGATGAAAAGAAGAATGATTAGAGAGCGAGCTCTTGCTGCAAAAGCACGATCTAATCAAGTAAAAGAAGTTGCTGAAAAAGTAATGGAAAAGATTGCTGAAGTTGCAACTGAAGTAAAAGAAGAAGTTGCCGAAGCAGCAGAATTGGTCGCAGAGAAGATCGAAGAAGTAAAAGAAGAAATTGTAGAGGCTGCAGAGGAAGCCAAGGCGGTAACCGAAGACGTTATCGAAGAAGCGCTGGAAGCTGTTGAAGAAGTGAAAGAGAAGAAAGCAAAGCGCAAGACAACAAAGAAGAAGTCAACTAAAAAATCCTCAAAGAAAAAAGATTAAGTTTGTTTCATTAACCTCCTTTCCCTCGAACACTTGGTGCTCGGGGGTTTCCTTTTATTTTGACTATTTAGTAAGACGGAGGATTTACTATGGCATTCCCAACATTAACACCGGCATCAACGACATCGGCCATCACATTACCAGAAGATGGAGTTGAAGCAGATGTTGTATCAACACTAGCGATTGGTTTCTACTCAACTGATGCATTTTTATCTGGTGCTGCTTCTCAAGTAGCCTATACTCACAAGCGACTTGGTGGAGATGTCTTAGACATCGAATTGACCGCCAAGAACGTCTATAACCACTACGAGGAAGCATGTTTAGAGTATTCTTACATAGTTAACCTTCACCAAGCTAGAAACGCCTTAGGGAGCGCCCTAGGCTCTCCTACAGGGTCGTTTGATGAGAAGGGTGCACTCACTGATGGTGAAAACATTGCTTTAAAATATCCAAAGTTTCAATTCGACTATGCATTTAAGATCGCAGACAAGTTCTCAACTGAATCAGTTGTGGGTGGAACTACTCCAATCTATTCTGCATCATTTGACATTACCGCTCTACAGCAAGACTACGATCTTCAAGAGATTGTTGAAGACCTTTCCGCTGCAGATCCTACGCTTCCATTTGCAGATGCAATAGGAGACGGAGATAAGAAATATAGAATTAAGATTCGTCAGATGTACTATGTAACTCCTCGACAGATGTGGAGATTTTATGGCTACTATGGTGGCTTAAACGTCGTTGGTAACTTCCACAACTACGGACAGTATGCTGATGGCTCTACGTTCGAAGTCGTCCCTGCGTGGCAGAATAAGCTGCAAGCAATGGCTTATGAAGACCACCTTTACACGAGAACATCTCATTATTCTTACGAGATTATCGACAACAAGCTCAGATTATATCCAATGCCCGATAGTGTTACATGTAAGACTTTCTGGTTTAGATTCTCAATTGATGGCGGAAACCAAGCATTTGAAGAAGGAGAGTATGACTCCGGACTCAATGGTGTCAATAACATGAACACAATGCCGATGGAGAACCTTCCTTACGAAAGCATTAACTCAATTGGTAAACAATGGATTCGACGATTCTCGTTGGCTCTTTCAAAAGAGACTCTCGGACAAATCCGAGGAAAGTTTGGAGGCAATGTTCCAATTCCTGGAGACAACATCCAACTTAATGCATCAGACCTTTTGTCTCAAGCATCTGCAGAGCAGACAGCTTTACGTGAAGAACTCAATAAGCAACTTGATGAGATGCTTTATGCTAAATTGGCAGAGACCGATAAAGCAATGGTTGAAAACGCGGACGCAATTGTAAGCAAGACGCCGTTAAAGATCTTCGTGGGGTAACATAGATGTCAGAATGGGAAAGACCAACTCAACCACCATCTCCAATGTTCTTTGGAGAGAAAGAAAAGAACCTTGTCAAACAAATAAATGATGAGATTATCGAGAGAGTTGTCGGTCAACAAGTACTTTACTTTCCAATAGATGTGAATTCGACAGATTTCCACCCTATTTATGGAGAAGCAATCGAGAAAAACTTCTTGCATCCAATTAGAGTCTTTGCTTTAGTTGAATTTCAAGGGGTCGAGACTTCGGACATGGAAAACATTGCTCTAGATAAGGCGACGAAGATCAAAGTCAACTTCCACAAGAGAAGATTGACAGAAGATCAAAACTTATTTGTTAGAGAAGGTGATTTCGTTCGTTTCGGAGAGATCTTTTACGAGATTGTGAAGCTACTCGAGCCAAAAATCCTATTCGGACAACCTGAAACAAGATTTGAAGTTGGTGCAGAGTGTATAAGAGCAAGAGACGGACTATTCAATGCGGGCTAATAACGAAATCTCACATCCATCAACCCTCGAGAACATCGATACTGCAATTTATCGATTCATCGACGAGACGCTAAGCCCTCACACGGTTACAAACGCTGGTCGAGAGAAGGTTAATGTTTTGTGGATGGGAACCGAAAGAACGTTTCAGATCAAAAACAACAAAGAGCTAAGAGATAAGGTTGGAAAGCTTCGTTTACCATTGATTACTGTTTCTAGAGCTAGTATCTCTAGAGACGATGCATTCAAAGGTTCAGTCCAAGCAGCTTATGTCGGAGACGGTGAGAGAATTGTTATCCGCAAGGTTATCCAACAAGAC